GGGTATTCCGGATGGTTTGCTCCATCTTGTTGAAAGCGTCGATATAGTCCAGTTTGAATTGGAGTGCCTTTTGTCCGGTAAAGCCCATAGCCAAGAGAGTGAAGCCGTCACGGTTCATGATGTACATAGGACGCTCCTTGCCTTGTATATCAAGATAAGTGCTTTCGATAAAGAGGTGCCCTAATTTTTCAGGGCACATAATAAGAAGTTTAGTAATAGCTTGACATACATTATCATGCCTTTTTCCGAATTTCTCAGCCACAAGCACACTATTAGTCAAAGGCTGGCCTTCCGAGCCTTGAAATACTATATCAGTCATGACAAACCTCCTTCCTTGCAGAGAATATCAACACGATTGAAGAGGCGAACCAGCCCATGCTGGCAAAGAGAGGGAACAGAATATCGGAGGAACCCGATACGATTAAAGCGGTAAACGCTATACATACATTCACAAGCCGGAGAATAAGACTTGTGGTTACACGATGCCCATTGGGTGTGGGCGCACCTTGAATTGAAATTGAATTTTTCATTTTACTGTAATGATGTATTTGGCATTTAGGCAGAAAAACGGCTGCCATTTCCCGTGTCGCCAAACACATCATTACAGAACGCCGGAGCGAGAGTAATAGAATCGGGAAAGACAGCCGTCTATATGTTTAAGTATAGGCATAAAAAAAGCCCTACTTATTCAGTGAGCATTAACCGCGCTCTGCGACATTAACTGATAATGATGTATTTGGCATCGGCAAAGATGGTAACTTTTTCCGAATTACCAAAGAAAAAATACCCTAATTTTCAATTTTATGCGTATATTTGCAACGTTGTTACGTGAAAGGGGGTATCAAACGCCCTGTAACAACAGTAACATTTAGTTACTGTAACTCAGCTAATTCCTGAGTATCTTTCCTTGTAGCTCAGAGGATAGAGCAGCTCCCTGCTAAGGAGCGGGTCGCGGGTTCGAGTCCCGCCTTGATTATTTTTAAATACACTATATATCAGCAGGCTTGTAGGCCTGCTTTTCTTTTTTTTACTATCCATTTTTATCGGTTAAAAACTTCTTTGTGTACTTGGTTTATAGTGCCATTGATTATCAAAGAACCTTTAGCGGCACGGATTTTATTACCTTTTTCTTGAACTTGATAGCCGGCTTTTTTCAGCCGGTCTATTTTTTGTTGTGGTGTTATTTTAGAAACCTTCATCATCATAATCTGTGCTGAAAATATTAGCTACCATATCAACGATATTCTCTTCTATATCTTCCGTGGAACCGGTAACATCCTTAGCAATAGCTTTCTTATTTTGAATGATACGGTAAACTTTCTCGTCAATGGTACGTCGGCCGAGGAAATAGTAACAGGTTACAGAATCCTTTTGCCCTATACGATGCGCACGGTCTTCGCACTGGCAACAATCGGCATAAGTCCAGGGGAATTCAACAAAGGCAACATTGCTTGATGCAGTTAGGGTCAGTCCGACTCCTGCAGCTTTAATGGAACAGATGATAATATCCGTTTTGGGATTGTTTTGAAAAGAATCCACTGCTCTTTGTTTCTCATCTTGTGAGTCCCTTCCAGTTACAGATACAGCCGTAGGAAAATAGCTTTTCAGTTGATCTACCACTTCGTGAAGTGAGCAAAAGAGGATGATTTTCTTTCCATTCTCACGAAAGTCTTTTACGAACTCAATTACATCACGTACTTTCCCTCTGGCTGATATTTGGCGGAGGATATTAATACGTACCATGACTTCACCTCGTAATGCTTTCTCTATCTTTTCATCATCCGCTTCTTTGTATTTTTGTAGGTACATGATAAGATCACGCTCTGCGTCGATATACTCCTTGCGGTTAGTTATCTCACAAGTATTTACTTGTCGTATTTTATCGGGAAGGTCTGTCAGCACCAATGACTTTTCACGCCGGAACATACATTTAGTCCATAGCATATAGTTAAGTTCTTTCAGGTTTGATGCTTCATTCTGACCGGAGCAATATCTATTGACGAATGTCTTATATCCTCCAAAATCTTCCATTCTGGAAAGGATAGATAACTGCGGAATTAAATCTTTAGGCTTATTGACAACCGGAGTTCCGGTAAGTTCAATGACCCATTCCTTACCATTGCATATACCTTTACAGAATTTAGCCTGCTGAGTGGATGATGATTTGCAACGGTGGCTTTCATCAATGATTACAGATTTGAAAAGTTGGATGCTGTTTCTGAATTCCACATCTCTTAAAGTCCAACCAGATTCTTTTTTGATACGTTGTACAAAGTATTTTTTAAGCGATTCATAATTAACGATGAATACCTGATACATGCCAGTCTGATAAAAGAAAGTCCATGTATCTCGTACTTTATCCGTCAGTACCATTGCCTTTTTATCTGTGAACTTATGCCATTCTCTTTCCCAATTAACCTTTAAGGCAGAAGGACAAATAACCAAACAAGGAAAGGCATTCCCAAGATTAATGGTTGCAATGCTTTGCAGTGTCTTTCCAAGGCCCGGCTCGTCGCAATTCATGAATCGTTTGAGCTGTAATCCTCTTGCAATTCCTTTTAATTGATAGGGATATGGGTTTACTTTTAGTAAGTGGGGAATATCAAGCTCCGGCAGCTCCGGTATATTGTATGCAACTTCTTCCTCTTCTTCTTGTTTCTGTTGTCCTGTAACCCATTGGATATTTTCAAATGGTTTGATTTGATAGACCATTTTTTCAAGTTCGACGCGACTGGAAACAGGAATAAGCCATTTCTTTCTGCTTCCATCATATCTCTTGCCTGTGATTTGACGTATTCTGTCAACAATAGTGGGCTTGTACTTGAAAGTAACTTCAAAAACGTTTCCTTTTAATTCTATAATCATGACTTGTAATTTAGAGTTTTATGGGGCTGACGAAATCAGCCCCGAATTTGATTAAGCGGCAGGAGCTATAGTTTTGGTCTTTCTGCTTTTTCTTTTAGGCTTTTCTTCTTCTGCAGGAAGTTCTTCTGTATCGGTAACAGCTTCATCGGGGATATCGCTATCAAAGTCTAACCGCTCTTGCTTAATGCCCCATTTCTCTTCAAAGAGATATGCTTCCACTTCCGCATCGCAAGCTGCTGCATCTATTTGTAGTTCTTCTGAAAATTTATATTCTTCGTCTCCGAATGGAGTAAAGATTTTCAAATCCACAATTTTACCGGATTGTAGTAATTTGCCTCCCATTATGGTTATACCCGGTACTCCATCGTTGCTATCATTGGCATATCCGGTAATGAAGTAGTTATTCAGAGTTTCATCAAAGCCCGGTGATGTAAAACTTGATTTGTAGATTTTTTCCGCTTCGGGTTGCTCGCATAATACCACAAGATGCAGTTTCAAGTGATTAAAAATCTCCTTCAGTTCGGAATGTACGATTTGGTCGCAATTCTTGGTAACCTTGTTTGTGTAGTTGGCTTCTGTGAATCGCTCGTTGTACACAACATTTAATCTGTCTTTTTTAATGACAGCCTGCTTGATGTCAATTTTTGCAGTTTCCATTGTTCTCTTTTTTAGGCTCATCCTTTGATGTAAGAATAAGCATGTTAATAAATAGATATATGATTATACCGGCTCCCATGATGAATGGGAATCCAGTAATGTTTTCGTCTAATCCCATTAGGATAATGGCTATAAGAAGCCAAAGCAAGTATTTGGGTGCTTCTTGGTCGTTTAGCATTTTTGTCTGTTGTTATTGTTGTACATACCAGCCATTTTCATTTCTTCTTTGGCTTTGCTTATTACTGTCACGCACCATGATAGCTGATGTGTTGCGGTTCGATTGCACCGTTCACACCAATCGACCAAATATCGTTCTTCCCTGCAAAGGGAGTTTACTAAAGCGTTTATTGCCGTAGCTGTAGCCTTGGCATTTTTTGCTGTTTCGGCAAGTGTTTTCATTGTTTCGGAATTCATGGCTTCGTTAAGCCAATATTTAGCATCAGCTAATAACTTGCCTGAACGGGCGACATATACAGCCAAGTCATTTCCGCGCAATACGGCTTCTTCTGCATTTTCGCTCATTGTTATATTGAGGAATGAGTCAATATCTGTAAGTTCCTTGCAGATTTGTTCTTTGGGTGTGATAAGTATGTTCATATTATAACGAATTTAGCATTTCAATATAAGCTTGGCTGGCTTCAGATGGTGTATCAAAGCATTTGGATGTTTTTCTCTTACCGTTTATTTGGATCTTGGCTTGATATTTGTTTCTTCTTTTGTCTAAAGATACTCCAACAGGCAACCCAGACTTTATTGTTTTCTCTTTACTAGAATTCTGCCTTTTAGTAACGATTTGCAAATTCTCAGGAAGATTGTTTAACTTATTAGAGTCTAAATGATCTATAATTTCATACTTACTGCCACCTCCTGCAACTTTGCTGATAACATTGTGATTTGCGTCACCAAAAAGATATACAACTAATCGGTGTTCGAAAAGATGGTATGTCTTTTGTCGTTTGTTTCCTAAACAGAAGGTTATAATTGATGCCTTATAACCGAAAAGAATCCTTTGTTTTGCAGGATACCCCTTGGGAGTATATACTTGCAAAGTATCTGGATTGACTTTCACACTTCCTTCGGGAAAATCAATAGTAACGAAGCCATTATCATCTAATGCTTTTAATAATTTTCTATTCATTTTTCTGATAAAATATAATTAGACCATTAGTTGCCACCATTTAAAAGCCAATTCATCATATTTCTCTTTCCCACGTTTATAGGTATCATCGTCTCGTCTAATGAATGCTTTGAATATTTTCAGGTTCTTCTTGCTGATGGCATAGATAAAGTCCTGTTGGCTTCCTGCTATATCCATATACCATGCTCTGGAACGGTCCCAATCAAAAAAATCTATAGCTTCATTGAACTGGTTTTGTGATTCTGCAAAAGTGGTCTTTAAATCTCCGCCAAATCCAAAACTCGGTAACCACCAATCCCATTTACACCGGGTATCAAGAGTGTACTCAAAGTTTCCGTAGAGAAATCGCTGGGATTTGTTTACCATGAATTTCTGGGTATCGGAGTTGGAAAGAACGGCTCTAAGGAACTCGTCTTTTCTTGCCTCTTTTCTTAAAGCTTCCCTCATGGCAAGGCCTAACTCGAAATCTTCCCGTGAATAGGTTACATCATCCACCATGCGCTTACTATAATGTACCCGTTCGTTTTCGGTAATAAGTGCATCTACCAATGTCCCAAACTTGAAGGCTTTTTCTTTATCCCCATACTGGGTACGGGGATAAAGATAGTTTTTGAGTTCTGTCAGATCGGAGTTGCTGACTTCTGTACGCAAGTAATATGAATCCGGATTTGCCATTACTTTCCTGCTTTAACTTCTTCTTCGTATCGGATATATTTTGATTTGATTTTCATTTCATCATCGCTGTTAGCTTTCTTTTCGCAGAAGGAAATCATCTTTTTGTGGATTTTTTCAAGTTCTTCTATTGTCAGATTCTGACCTTCATTTATCCACCACATCTGATATATTTCCAAGAAGCCGGCAGGGTGTAGTATTTTAATCCTTTCAGTCACTTTGGCTTTGCTGGTTCTTGTTGTAACAGAAGCGGCAGCCGTTGCAAACAGACTATTCATTTGTGCGGATTGTATAGAAGATTCCGCTTTTTGTTGCTGCTCATGTTCTTTTTGCTGTATTTCAAGTTCACGTTGTTTTCGCTCCTCTTCTTCCCGTTGTTTCCTTTCGGTTTCCGCTTTGGCAGCAGCTTCAGCATCTTTCTTACGCAATTCTTCTTCCTCAATAAGTTCTTGCTTTTTGGAGGAAAGACGGTCAATAAATGACTGACGTAAATCCTCCATGTCAAACTTATACTGTTGAGAGAAAGCGGAATATTTATTGCTTAGAATTTCAGCCTTGATATTCTCTTTGGTTTGTGCGTCCAGATAGTAAGTTGTAATATCTTTATTGAAAGTGTCGAAGTGCTCACGAGGATACAGAGTTGACCAACCTCTAATACTCTTTTCTTTCAGCTCAAATGTAGCCAGTGTAATGCTTTCCCAAATATGGCTCAGATTCTTCTGTTGTTCGGCAAAATAGGAACTCATGTGTGTATTGATAGCCTGTTCAATAGCAAGCCGATACATTCCTTTTTCCTTTTCAATATTGGCTTGTCGTTGCATTTCCTGCTGCTTCCTTCTTTCTTCTTCACGCTTCAGTGCTGCATATCTGTCACGTTCTGCAGCTATTTTGCCCGGAATTGTTGATTTGTCTTTTGGGTCAATAGCTTTTTCATCTGTCGTGAAAATGGATCGGATACGGTCGAATAGTTGGGTAACAGGCGCACGACGGCTTTTCATGTTGGTAATTGTAACATTGACTTTCTTCAGATACTCCGCAGCTTTGGCATCCAGTTCATCAGTCATACCTTCTCCTTGAATCGTATCTAAGATTGCCTGTCCCGCTGAATTACAGTTGGCTATTGATTTTTGGTTCTTGCCTAAGGCGTCAGGGGCACTTTTCATTAAAGAGGTAAACTCTTCTACTTTTATTAATTCTGTTGACATAGCTTTAAGTATTAATGGTTAGAATCCTTCTTCTTCATCTGCTTTGCTGACATTTACAGATACTGGTTCTGGTGCGGTGAGCTGTTTTTCTTCACCGAAAGGAATGTTTGGGTCTTCCTGTGCAATATTGGCATCTTCCACAATTCCATAATCGATGATTTCTTCTTCCTCCTGGTCGGTTGCCATAATGGTATATTTTCCGGTACGTACTTTAGGGTATGCGTCGAAGGCGTGTTTAATCATTTTGTTTTCAAGGAAACCGGGGTCAATACCGCCATTATTGGAAGTGTATAAAGCATTGGCATTACCAAGTTCTCTCCGTCTGGTCTGCTCATTCCATTTGGAATTTGCTTTTTCGCTATAATGCTTCAAGCGTTCAATATCCCCTTGCATAAGCCATTGATAATCCACTGAATTATCATTGCGTACAATGCGTATGAATGCTGCAATAACCTTGGTTGATGTGCGGGGGCATTGTGCTTCATACTCGATGTTTTTTACTCCATTGACTAAAGATGCCTTGAAATGGTCTCCCTCATAAACGACGACGGGGTTGTCAGCATATTTAATTTGGCCGGCACGCATACGCATGGTAAGTTCACCGTAGCCGGTAACCGAAACGTATGCACGTTTTTCGTAAATATCGTTCCCATGTTCGTTTTTGTACCCAGTTTTGCAGTTGCGACTCAGAATATAGCAGAGCGGATGCCCTGTCTGGTCTAATGTTAGTCCATTGACTGCGATATCAAGGAAACAACCATAAAGGGACATTTTGCTTGAAGTGCCTACATCGGGGTTATCCCGAAGTAATTTTTGAAAATTGAATACTTCTTTGTGGTACATCTGCTCACCCTTATCCGTACCCCAAATTGCATTGTACATTTGAATAAACTTTGCTTGTACACCTTCATTTTCGACAATTTTCGTTGCTGGAAGCGCATTTAGCTCTTCCATCTTAACTTGAATAATACTGCTCATAATGAGAATTTTAGTTGTTAATATTAAAATCTGCTTTGTCTAACCGTACCCAGACTGATTTGCCGGGACTATTAAATGATTGTTCTAAATCGACATCAACAAGCACCTGATTATAGCATTCCAATTTGCGTATAACCACTCCGGTAATAATGGCGTAGTCCACATCATCCCCGTAATGTCCGCACCGGAAAAAGAATCCGGCTGAAATGTTCTGCCCTATTTGTATATCTTTTGCAGTCATGGTACTTGCATTAATACTTTGATTATGTTGGCCGGTACTTTGTTATGAATATCCATCATGGCACTTGCTGTTTCCAGTTCGGACATTTTCACATAATACTTGCCGCGTTCCTTGTTCTTTGCAGGATAAAACTTTATCCATTCCTTACTACGCCATTCTGTAATGAGACGACGTCCGTATATCTTTTCTGCTTGGGAGATTGTTACCACCTCCGGCAGTAGCCCTAATGCTTTAAGCGTCTGAATCGTTCCGATTTTTATGCCGCTTGCTACAATTCTTTCTAAATATCTTTCTCCCATTTTAGCTGTTTCTTAGGTTGGTTAATTATTGGTTACGAGCTTTCTTCACTATCTGAAACACATTGCAACTCTATGCTATGCTGCCTGTTTATAATTAGGTTGAGATATTTCTTCGGTCTTGTATCTTTGCGTTCTTCCTCTTCTTGTTCGGTAGTAATAATCGTGATGATTATCTACTGAAAATTGGAATATTGTTATTCCCAAGAAGCAAAGAGCTATAATTGTCTTTTGTAGCTGTTGAAAATCTATGTTTAGAGTAAATACTCTATTGGCCCACCATGACCCCAGTTCATTTAATTTGCTGGTTCCGGTCTTTTTGTATGCTTTGTCGAGCAATACGTTGATAGTTCCGTAAGCCACGTGAAGCCTGTCTGCCATTTCTTTCTTTGCGAGTCCGCAAAAGGCAAGTCCGGCGATCTGATTTTCACGCTTGGTTAATTCATTGTTCGCTTGTAGTTCCATTTTGCAATGTTTCTAATTCGGCTGCCGCTTTAGAAACTCCTTTTGAGGCTTCCAAGGCTTCTTTAGCCATTCTGGTTGCTATTGTGAGAACTTTAGCCTTATAAGCTGAACGGGCAGATGCAGGCTTGTTGTTAAGGATATTATGTACTGTGCCTTTTGAACATCCTGCTTCTTTTGCAATGCTCCCCTCATAGCCATAAGGGAGATTGGATTTAATAATTTCTAATTGATTTTCCATATACCTGATATTATTGTCTGAGTTCCCGGCAAGGTGGTCAAGCCCGGCCGGGATTGATTATCTATTTTTGTTTTTTCTTTTCGTATTCCAAACAAGCCCTTCCATTTGCGAGCCATTTTTTGGAACCTCTTTTAGCGCAAAGACCAATAGCTTTATTTTCAGTGCTGCGACTAAAGTATTTGCACGTGGCACATCTTGAATATCCCATGATTATTACTTGCTTAAAATATTATCCAACAACTTCTTATCATCATCCCAGAGGTTATAACCCTTAGCAATCTTTCTTCTGAGGTACTCACGTTCGCCAATCATAGCGATTGCCATTTCTCTCAAATCGCTTGCATTACATTTTTCTGCTTGATCTATCAAAAGGTTAGAAAGGCATTTACGCTCTTCGTATAGTTCACGTACTAATGCGGTCTTCCGTTCTATCTCTTTAAGTGCGGTTGGATTTTCAATCCACAGCTTACAAAAAAGGTCTTTATCAAGGTCTGTATTCATATAGCATTCTTCTACTTCTGAATAATCACCTACGAACTTTTCACCGATTCTATCTTCGAATTCTTTCTGTGTCATATCTTGTCTTTTTTAGAGTGAATAATCTATTTTGCTGTTTTTATTCCAACTTTATTTTGCTGTTATTGCACTTTTGCACTAACTTTATGGTGCAAATATAAATTAAACTTGAATTATAAACCAAATAAAATTGAATGAATTTTTCAATTAAACTTGAATTTTAACAAAAAAACATGGATTCTATTGCCCAAAAATTAGAGGTTTTGATACGAAATCACGGTGTTACTAAAGTTGAATTAGCTTCAAGTATAGGATTGACGAGCCAGACTATTGCTAATATCTTGAATGGTGCGGATGCCAAAGTTAGTAGCATTCAGAAAATAGCAGCTTATTTTGGAATTCCAGCTGGCTATTTAGTTGATGAAGTTCCCCTTCAAAGTACAAAGGGTAATTCAAATATAGTTGTAGGTCGGGATAATAATGGAAATATAACTATGGCTGAATGCCAAAATCAACTTGATGATGCCTTAAGGGAGATAAAGCATTTAAAAGAAGTTATTGATGCGAAAGATAAACTTCTTCAAGAGAAAGAGAGATTGATTAATGTATTAATGGGTAATAAATAGAAAGGACTATGAAACAACAATATACAGGAAAGCTTCGCTGTATCACGTGTGGTGATACTGAATCTTTTGAGTTTAATGACGATAAATCATACATTAAATGTGTAAAATGTGGCAGAGAGTATTTGGGAGGATATAATGAATTGCTCTCATATAATCAGGAGGAAATTGAAGTAATAAAAGGGCAAATACAAGCTGATGCAGAAGATTACATAAAGAAATCTTTGCAAAACGCTTTTAAAGGAAGTAAGTTGTTTAAGATTAAGTAAATAACGATATAATTCTATTAATTAGACCCTTTATCTTATTTGCAAATGATATTTCTCTTTTTTCATCATTAGACTTGCATGCATTTAACAAGTGAAGTTCAAAAGCAATATTCTGTAGT